TTAGAACTATCATATAGTTTTATAGAAAAGTAATGTACTTTATTTATTGTAGAAGTATCAGAACCAGTTTGAAAAGAATAATCTGAATCAGATAAAAAATTAAAGAAAGGTAGTGTACCATAATCAGTTAATCGTGCATATTGTGTAGTAGGTGCATTACTTAAAAAATATGAGTTATCAGCATCCATAACATAGTTTAAATCAGATAAAGGATAACCATAGTTATTACCTACTTGATTTAATACATCATCATAATTTAAATATCCATTGTAAAATAAATAAATTTCTGACAATACATAAGTACTTACGTCTATAGTTACAACACCATCAATAGTTGGAGAGTATTCTAAAAAAAACTCTACCATAAAATATTTAGCAGAATTATCAGAGGTTGCATATTTATCTATTAAATGTATAGGATGTGGAGTTGTATTAGAATAAGTAACTGTCTTGTATGTACTACCATTTAAAAAATCAGTACCATTATTATCAGCTTTTACATAACTTTCTAATACTGGTTGTAAAGAGAATATACCTACCCCTGCATTATTTGGAGTTGTTTTTAATACTGCTACTCTATTTGAAGTATTTAAACTTGCATTACTATTACTTACATATACATAAGCTACAAATTTTACATTATAATTATTTGCAACTATTGTGTCATCTGATACTGAGAATACTATATCTTGACCTACTGGTAATGTCTTATATAGTGGTTTTTGATTTATTAATATTGCCATTATGTTTTTATTATATTTTGTATATCTTCTTTTACTGCTTTACCTACTTTATTATAAAAATCTCTCATTCCTAACTGTAAAGGTTTTTGAAAAAAACTAATACCTTGTATTCCTTGTGTATATATTTTTCTAGCTATTAAGAACTTTAAACTCTTACGAGATATAAACCTACCTTGTGCATCTCTAGGTGCTATACCTCTACGAACTATCCAATTATCTAATCCTCTTGTTAATCCACCATCTCTTGACTTACCAAACGCATATTGACTTGTCTTTCTTTGTCCTTTATAATCAACATAAGTACGTTTACGTTGAGTTCCTGATACTCCTTTATCTACAAAAGTTCCATAATCTACCATTAAAAATTCAACAGATAAATTATCATTGTCTTTTACAATTCTAAATTTTATACTATTAAGTAGTTTACCTGATACTACTTTATCTTTCTTCTTAAGTATTCCTTTAGCTTTATTGACAACACTTTTACCGAAACTATTTAAGTATCGTTCTAATGCTTTCATTACACACTAGCTACAAATATCTCTACATCTAAATCAGCAGCAGGACTAACCTGTAAGCTAGTTAAGTCAGCCATAGTACCAAAGCTAGGAGATGTATCAGCTTCTGCTAACATAACATCTTCTGCTGCACAAAGTATATGTGATTGACCTGCATTAAGCAATACTTGATAATTAGTAGCTGCACCAACTACTGCTAATTCTAAAGTGTTAGTAGCATCAAGATTAGTTACTCTTATATACCTAACATCTTCTTTGTCAATCTGAACTGCTGAACCATAAGAGTTAGTATCAAAAGCTGCTAAAAAAGTAGTTTGTCCTGTAGTACAAGTTACAATACGTTCATATACATTATTGATACCTGTAGTTGTTACTGTGTTTGTTGTACCTCTAACTGCACCATTTAGTGTTACTGATTCAGATAAGGTTGTCGTTAAATCTGCCATAATTATTTATCTATTTGTTTTAATTTATTAATTGCCCATTCTATTCCTGAAGTTCCTCCCCACCCTAACCAAGCTACATATCCTTTATCTTTCCAAGGTGTAGATTTATATTCAGGGTTTATTTCTGCATTTTTTTTATGTCTTTTAAATGATGCCATTCTTGATATTGTATCTCTTGAAATTTTTTCTTTTGAACATAACTGATTGGCTCTTGCAAGTCCTGTTCTAGTCATTCCTTTAACTTCATCTCTACCATATTTATCTATCCATTTAAGTACCTTACAAGCATTGTTACTAGCACTATCAGGATAGTCATTATAGCTTTCAAAGTTTATACTTATTTCTTCTAGCTTTTCTATTACATCATCATAATTCATAACTTATCTTTGGGGGTATTAGTTGTATTGTTAATTTTCCTATTTTTATTTTAAACATTATTTACCTGCGTATGTTGTTAGTTGTGGTGCTATACAAGTGTTATAGTCGTTCTCTATTACTATTGGTAGTGTAAACGTCCAACCACTTACTGAGTTGTCAAATCGTTCTGTAAATGGCTCTATCGTTATATCTCCCTCTGTAAAGTATGCAGGACTTTCTCCTTGACTTGCACCTGACAAGTATAAACTCTCTCCGTTTTTTAGTGTACCTATTAAGTCGTTACAAATACTAAGACAATCAGACAGAACTTCCTGCTCATTACTCTCATCAGGAAATACTAAGTCCATAATAAAGATTTGAAAGTTTAAAGTCATTTGATTATTTTGTGCTACTGCATTAACAGGATTAATATGCATCAAAGGATATGATGTATTTTTCTCTAAGTCTATCTCGTATATATCTCCAGTAGTTACAGTTTTTATTTGTAACTGATTAGCACCTAATTGTTTTAAGGTATCTATTGTATTGTTATAATTCTTAAAGTGTGTCATCTACTAACTTTTTTTGTTTCGTTTAAATCTGCTTCATAAGTAAGCCAAGTTAAACATTCATATAAACTTAATTTAGTAATCCTTTCTAAATTAATTATTTCTCCATTTGTCAATCTATACATTACTCCAAACCATCCCCACTTACTTGCGAATTTATCGTCTGTAGTGATTGTATCACTTGATTCACTCGTTCCGTCAAATACAACGGCAAAATCTCTGATAGTTCGTTCCCTAAAGTCCAAAAAAAAACCAGTGAACTATTTACATCTTTTGCTTTCATCTTCTTAAACTTCTCTGCTCTCATTCTAACCTCACTACCATTATAAGCAGATATAGAATATTGCTTACCATTCTTCTCTACTATTGGTCTATAAAGAACTGCCATTATCTTAGCTAGGTTGTTCTCTATTCCTGCTTGTATGTAAGTTTCAATATCGGCATAAGCACCGAGACTTATCTCACTTAAATCAGGATGAAATCCGTACTCAATTCCATCTACTTCAATTATCCTTCTTAACTTACTATTAGCATCCTTTTGCAATTCAGCTATCTTATTTAAAATATTAGATACGTCATTTATACCTAACTCTTTTATAAGTTTCTTCGGTATATTAGACAACAAGCTAATTGTATCTAATGCTTCTTTAGACTTTGACTTACTACTCATAGTAATAAGTGAAGCCCATTTTTCAAGTGTTACATCATTCCAACTGTTTATAAGATTGTAAGTGTTTTGCTTACCATCTTTCTTAATGTTTACTTTCATTATTATATAATAGAAATTTAATTAATATAGTTTAAAAATACTATATTTGCTGAGTTTTCAATGAGTTTTTGTTAGAAAAAGGTGTTAATTTTTAAAGATTGCACCTTTTTTTTATACTTTTTTTTAAATAATTTACTAGAGTAAAACAATCTTTTTTGTTAAATAAGTTGTTAATAATTTGGTTAATAACAAAAAGGTTGTATCTTTGTACCATAATTAATAACTTAAAAAATAAAAACAAATGAAAAACTTACCAGAATACTTAAAAGAACTAAATCAAGCTTACCTATCATTAGAGAAGATGAAAAGAATGACTAGAGATGATGAGAACTTATCAAATGAAGAATGTCAAAGCCAGTGGACTAGATTAGCTGATATGCAAGACGAATTATCTAAATTAAAAGGACAAGCTTTTAATAACCATAAATAATAATTAATAACAAAAACTTAAAAAATAGAAATTATGGAAACTACATTACAAACTTTAGAAGAAAGACTAACACAATTTCAAGATAACGAACATTTAGATATGATGGTGTTTGACGAAGAAGAAAGAGGAACAAGATTTAGCTTTTGGGTTGGAGAGCAATTTGACGACAGAACTAGCTTTCGCAGATTATTAAGAGAAAGTGAATTATCACAATTTGAAAGTCTATTTCGTTTACATTTAAGACAAGAAAGTTTAACAACTTGTATGGACGATGGTTGGTTTCATTTAACTTTTAGAGGAGTTTTTACTTTTGATTTTTTAAGAGGTTTAGAATTTGATAGTTAAAATAAATAAATAAATAATAACAAGGGGGTGTAACAACCCCCTTTTTTATTGCACAAAATATTTACCATAGTTACTATCCACTTCATAATACATACGCATAGCCAAAGCATCAGAGTAGTCAGGAGAACGTCCTAATATAGCTTTAATATTATCCTTAGAAAGTATTTGTAGTTTATTATCCTTATCTGCGTCTTTAGTTCTTACCTGCTCTAACTCCTCAATTATATAACTCTTTATATTTACATCAGAACAACTAACACCTAACTGTCCTTTATTAATTAAGTCAGCTAACTTATAATAGCATTGTGTCTTTAGGTTTTGATAGTTCTCTCCTTTAATTGGTCTTGAATTATTAATAAACCCTTGACAACGTAAGTAATCTTTTACACCACCTCCTACTCCGTCCTCATCTACTATGATGTTTCTTAAATTAACCTGGTTGTCTTGTTGTATCTTTTTAATTTGCTCTACAACCTCATTTACAGACGATTTAAGCATAGTTTTAATATATGTAGTATGTAAACCCTTCCAAAGCATTATAACTGTTCTATCGCTTCCAAATCGTGCTACATCACAAGTTATATACTTATCTCCATCAATACCTTGTTGATTAAATAAACTTACTATAGCATTGTAATCTATTAAACTGTCATCAGTTGCATCATACTCCCAGTTACCATAAAGAAGTCTTTGCTTACTTAGTTCGTCTAATTCAGATAGCTGTTTCTCATAATGCTGAGAGATATACTGATTATCCTTTACTAGACTTTGTATAAACTTTCTGTAAGGTTTTATAGTGTTGTCTTTAGCAGGTCTGTAGTATTCTGTATATACCCAGTTCTTTGCAGGGTTACAAGTCATTACAAGTTTAGGTATTAAATCGTTCTCATCTAATTTGTACCTTAATCTTGAAGCTACTACGTTCTTAGCCTTTTCAGTTATCTGGTTAGCTTCGTCAATAAATGCACCAGTAATCTCAAGAGAACCTAGACTATCAAAGTTTCTGTCTGAAGGATATAAGAACAAGTCTTTAAGTATTATCTCGCTTCCGTTATAAAAGCTAATAATATTACTTGAGCCATTGAATGTATAGTGTTCTCCTGATTTTAGATTCCAAGCATTACAGACTTCAAAGAAAGTATTTAGAGTAGTCTTTTTAAGAGCATCTAGCTTAGACCTACCCATTAGATACCTTGTGCCTTTATATTGCAAGGACATAAGGATTAAATAGCTTACACCTACCCAAGACTTACCTCCTCCTGCTGCACCACCAAATAATACTTCTTTAGTCTTTTTATCAAATAGGTATTTAAGACATTCCTTTTGTGTTACAGTAAATTCAGGATTAATCTCCAAGATTTATATTTATTTTGATAGGTTCGTTTCCTGATGTTAAATCTATCTCTTGCTTCTCATTATAACCTCTCTTGCGTCCTCTTGTTCTTAAGAAGAATGTAGTAGCAGTTGTACTACCATTTTCTATTTGTTTCTTTAAATGACTTTCAGCAAAGTCTATAAATTTACTGTCAATACTATCTACTGCTTTACGATATTCCTCGTCATTTTTATACCATTTATAATGCTGTGTTCTACTTAGTCCTGTTTTAACACAAGCTTCGGTAACTATACCTAGTGTAAGTTCTAATGCTTCTATCATTTGTTCTTTACCTACCTGTGTTCGTTCTGTTCGTTTATCCATAGTATATAATAGAAATTAATTGTATTCATTTGGTAGCATTAATCTTATGCCTAAGTCAGACAAAGCCCATATTCTAATCTGTTCTGCATATACTTCAAATGCTTTTGTGTTTAATGTTGCTGTACTTACTATCTTGTTTATTCCTATCTTCTTATTGTTTATCTCTACCATCTCCCACTCATTAAGAAACTTTGCTCTTAGTATGTCGTGCATCTCATCATTAAAGTAACCTAACTCTTGTGCTAATACTTGTACTATACATTTCCAATAGTAATTGTTTTGTACGTTAGACCTTGTGTTTCTATGTTTCTTTACATCTACTGTATAAGGACTTTCCATTTCTTTTAGGTAGTTTACTAATTGCATCTTATCTTTTTTATCGTGAATTACAAACTTCATTAGCTTGTTAGTTTTTCTTTAGTGTCTTTCCATATTCTATTTTGTCTTTTACTTAGTGATGGTTCTGTTCTTCTTAATTGAGGAAAGCCATTAAACTCTTTAGCTATCTCTTGCATATACTCGTTACATTTAGGACATTCTGTACCAAGATTGACAACCTTGCCATCTATGACTTTCATTACTACTTTGCTTAGTTCTTTTTGTATTTTACATTTATTACATTGGTATATTAACATAGTTTTTGTTTTAAAAATAAAGGAGAGTATAAAAACATTTAATAATTATTATGGCATTATGCCTACCCTCCTTTATATATGACTTATTCTTATATTCTTTTTCTTATCCTTTTCTAATATCTCCAGTTGATTACTTAAATGGTCTATAGCTTTCTGTAAACATTCTTTAGGACTATTATGCTTTCTATCACTTCTTAGAATATATGTTAGTGCAGTTGCACAGTTATAATTTAATTCGTAGTCCTCTATAATATCAAATGCTTTATAGCCATAGACTTTTCCTATATAATAATTTGGTGTTTTATCTTTCATCTTTTATGTTTTATATTTTTCTACTATTTGTCTTATTCCATGATAGCAACTATTTAAACAAGAACCACAATTACTCGTAGTTTTAAAATTGGCATTATATATAGTATTATATAATTCTATCATTTTCTTTTTTACTGTTACGTTCTTAGCTACTCCTGTCTTTACATCTTCCCAAATTAATAAACATTCATCTATTAGTTCTTGTGGTATGTCATCAGGTCTTTCTACTTCTGTTGTCTTTCCCCAATACTTCTGAGGACATTCCATTACTCCTATCCTAGCTTTTACTTTCATAAAACATAAGCAGACCTTACAACTACCTGTAGGTTTAAAGTAATATACGCACTCTCTACATAATGCTATACGTTCTTGATACACCTCATCCTTAACAAAGAAATTACTCATATTATTCTTAATTGTGCAGTATGTTCTTTTAATCTTTTTATAGCTTCTTCGTAATACTTTTTATCTAATTCACAAGCAGTAAGGTCGTAACCTAAGTTATGACAAGCAATAGCTATTGAGCCACTTCCTAAGTGAGTGTCTAATATCTTATTGCTTTTTTTTGCATAGTTCATTAAAATCCATTCGTATAAAGCTATAGGTTTTTGACAAGGATGCCATCTTAAATTATTTTCCCAATCTATTTTATTCCCTATGACATTTCCTATACTTATATAATGAAAAATTTTCATATTTACTCCAAAAGAATGTGATGCTATATCACAATCACTTATTGTAAATGGTGCATTTCTTTTACCACCACCTGTTTTATCGTGAACAATACGACCAACATCATCAATATATTTATTATAATAATTAACCCCAAATATTATTCTATTTTTACTAACTCGTTTTAATTCATTAAAATATTGTTTGTTTGGTGTATTATCATTCCATTTTATTTTTTTATGATGTTTTTGTGATTTACTACTTCTAAAATCTCCAATACCATAAGGAGGGTCAACTATTGCTAAGTCAAAGTGATTATCTTCATATCTTGACATTAACTCCATATTATCTTCATTAGTAATGTTAATCATCTAGCAATTCTTTAAGTTGTTCTCTTACTTTGTCTATAGTCGTGAACAGACTGTTCCTGCTTATACCTGTTTTTTTCGCTAGTCCTGTAAGTGTATTGCCCTCGTAGTAATATAACTTAAATACAGAAGCATCATACCAGTAAATTTCTTCAAGAGCCTGGTCAATAAGTTCTAGCTTTTGCCATTGTTTATATTCCTCAGGATTAGG